GAATAGCCTGTTAGCTTTGAAAGAAGATAACTGGTCTAAGAAGAAACGTGAGGAAGAACGAGCAGACAAAGAGGTAACTCCTAACTATGCTCGTAAAACTTATCGTGATGATGAAGACGTACCTTTTTGATGGCAAAAGAATCTCCAACATCACGCACATTGGAAGTCTTGCGGGAGCAAGGTTACACAGTGGCTATTGTTGAGAAGTGGAACCCTCACGCAAGGATTAGACAAGACCTATTTGGGTTTATCGACATCCTTGCAATCAAGCGGGATGAGACGCTGGCGGTGCAGGCAACAGCCTCTGGTGTCTCTGACAGAATCAAGAAGATTATGGCTAGCGAACTTTTGCCAAAGGTCAGAGAAGCTGGCTGGAAAATTCAAGTATGGGGCTGGCGCAAGTCAGCAAAGACCAACAAATATGTTTTAAGGATTGAAGATATATCATGACACAACCACAACAAATTCAGATGAGCCAAGACTCTCTTGCCAAGGCTAACAACAGTATCAATTACTCTGTTAACTTGATAAACATGTCTTTGCAGCAACTGTGGAACATTGCCTACCAAGCAGGCTTTGAAGACGCACAAGCCATCATGACTACAGACCAAGGTGTCAAGCAATGAGTAAGGCTCACATCTTCATCGCCACACCTATGTATGGTGGCATGACCACTGGCTACTACTGTCAGTCACTGGTCAACACCACCGCTGTTATGAGAGCCAACGATATAGACATGTCCTTCTCTTGCATGTTTAACGAGAGTCTCATCCAGCGTGGGCGTAACGCTCTTGCACACGGCTTTCTCAACAAGAAGGAAGCCACCCATTTAATGTTTATTGATGCAGACATCAGATGGAATCCTGCAGACATCATCCCCATGATTGAGGCAGACAAGGACATCATCTGTGGTATCTACCCTAAGAAAGAAATCAACTGGCATGAGGTAGAGAAGGCTGTCAAAGAAGGTGTGGAGGTTGACAAGCTGAAGACCCGTACAGGTAGCTTGGTGGTTAACCTTAAAGACTATCAAGGCACAGTCACAGTACCAGCACATGAGCCTGTGGAAATATTTAATGGCGGTACAGGGTTTATGCTTATCAAGCGTGAGTGCTTGGAAGACCTGTCAACCAAGATGGCAAGCTATATCAATGACGTTACCTTCCTGTCAGGCGAAATCAAGCAAGACAAGATTATTGAGTTCTTTGCCTGTGCTATCGAAGAAGGTGTAGGACGCTTGCTGTCTGAGGACTACTATTTCTGTCAGGAAGCTAGGCGGCATGGCTACAAGATTTACGCTGCTCCTTGGGTGGTTTTAGGGCATTTTGGAAGCTACCTGTTTGAAGGTGGCTTGATACCCGCTCCATGACCATCTCTCTTGACCTTGGGTGCGGTGAAACAATCCGCAACCCCTATCAAGCAAGTACAGTTGTAGGGATAGATATAGAGCAAGCAGACCTTGCTATACAGCCTATACCCTACAAAGATAACTTGTTTGACTTTGTGACCGCATACGACTTTCTAGAACACATCCCTAGATTGTTGTATGTCCCACATCGCAGATACCCGTTTGTGGAACTGATGTCAGAGATTTGGCGGGTGATGAGAGTGGGTGGCAAGTTCTTGTCATCTACACCAGCGTTTCCACATGCGCCAGCATTCCAAGACCCTACACATGTGAACATCATCACGCCTCTAACATTTGCAGAGTATTTTGATGACGAGAAGACTTGGGCAAAGATGTACGGTTTTAAGGGCAAGTTTCACATCAACAACATGCGCTACCACGGCCCTCACCTGATAGCTGAGTTAGAGAAGGTCAGCGTTTAGCAGTCTGGGCAGAACGGCGAAAGGCTTCCTTTGTTGGATAACCTTTCTGTCCACGCTTCTTAGCAGGTAGTCCCGCTGCTCTGCGCTTGTTGATGTTGTAGTACAAGCCACGTTTTGCTTTAGGTGTGTTCATCTGCAACCCCATCTCTTTCTTGCTGCTTTGCCACGTTCCCCAGTCCAAGACTTGCTTCTAGCGCAGAAAGACTTATGACGAGGGCCTGATTTTGTAGGTGCTTTCAGGTTGCTACCTGTTGCCCTGTTTGTCTTTGCCCGACCCTTGGCAGTCAAGCCGCCACCCTTTTTGACAGACAGCTTCTCGCCTCTGCCTACAGATAAGTTAGGTGACTTCTTTTTCATCTTATTCCCCCACTGCTTTTCAACATGTCGAGCATTAATTGCTGCCTTTGTTTTGCAACAGCTTCTTTTAACATCTCACCTTTTACTTTGTTAAAGTATTGGCTTCTAGCTCTTGCTGCTGTTTCTGCGGCTTCTATAGATGGGAAGTTTGGAAACTTAAAACCCGACTTGGCTTGCTTTTGAGCATATTGTCGGATAGTCTCAAAATCTTTATCAGGGTCATAAATCTTTCCCTCGTAAATGCTTGGGACGTTGTAAAACCCTTCTCCCTGAAACCCTAATTCTTTTGCTGGAACAGTGATAGATAGTTCGGTATGTGGGTCTAGCTTGCCAGACTCAAACACAACAGGTCTATCCATTTCAATAGGAAAGCCGTGCGGGTCAAGGACTTCTTTGTCAGCCATAAATTCTTGTTCCTTGCTTGTCAATGATGAGAGCCATCTTTCTAGATTCATGTCCTTCCACATTTGGAATAGATACATGCGTCCATCTATCAAACTCTCTGATACATTGGTCGTAATTCAAGTCAGAACCAATAATGGCTTGCACAACCTCATCAGGGGTCATGCCTGGCACTCTAATATCGGCTGCTGTCCCATGCCGATGTTGACTGGTATTTTTTGAACCCACTGCTTGGTTTACAGCCTCACAACGAAATGCTGAGTTAATCATCACGGGCTTGCCACCCAGCAGTGTTTTCACCTGTTCTAGAAAATTGGCAAGACGCACAAGGTTAGCCAACTCCTCATCATTGGGTGTGTTGTCAAACTCTCTGTGGTCAGTAAAAGTCAGTTCTTCAATAGTAAAGTGTTCTGTCAAGTTCATTTTGTAGGACTCGATTGATGGAGTAATTCGTCTTTTTTCTGGCTACCTGCTGATGACCCAAAGTAAAAAGCAATAATGCCTGTCCATGCTGTACCAAGGCTACCCAGCATCAGCATCAACGCATCAGACGTTTTAAAGTGTTCGGTCATTAAGCCAATCAAGATGCCAAAGAATCCAAGGGTAACAAATATAGCCATCAGACCAGGTATGTAAGACTGGGTCTTAGATTGCATGTCACGGGCTGATTTGCGGTCGTCTACGGCAATCTTTTCAAAGTCTAATCCTAACTCTTGCGCCCGTGCTGCCATTGCGATTTCAGCAGTTTTCAACTGAGCAATCTGGTCAGAAGTAAGTTTTCCTTGGTCAATGGTAGATTGAACGTCTTTAGGGTCAATCCCAACAGCCTTAGATATTGCATCAACGGCAAGTCCAGCTAAAGGGCCTCCAAGGGCAGTAGCAATCGTAGGAGCAATTTGTTTAAGCCAATCCATTACTTGTCTTCCCTTTCCTTTTTTACCTGGTTTATCAGGCGTTGGACTTGTTCCTGTTGCTGTTTAGTTTCCTTCTTAGCCTCAAGGATGTCAAGATACATCAATCCCATGATAGGCAAAAGCAAGCCAAACACCACCACCATGCTGAGAAAAGCTATCAGGAACCCCACTTGGCTATCCTCATTTGGCGCAGGGCTAGGAACAGGAGGTGGAGGTATATAGTAACTATCATTACTGCCCCGATTATTAGCGCCTTGTCTTGAAGATTGTTTAGCATTTGCTTTCGTTGCCACAACGCTCTCCTGTCCTTGGCCTCTTGCTCTAGCCTAGCTTGCTCCTCTTGCTCCCTCAGTTTCGCATACTCTTCCTCAAACCTTGTCCACACCGCACCCAAGGCAGGGTCTACATGATAAATAAGAAACTCACGAAGTTCAACAGCTTGACGCTCTAACTCTATTTGGTTAAAGACATTTTCTAATGCTTGTGCTTTTAAGGATTTATTCTTGGGAGGATTACGCTTTTGCTCCTCCGCATCTTTCTTGACCTCTTCATGCGCCTCAAAGAACTGCCCTATGTAACCAGATATTTCCTTGGTTATCTTGTGCAGTTCCCCACCCGTCTGCTTGATGTCTTTGTAAAGGGCTACCCCTTGCTTTATCGCCGCAATAGCGCCTAGAGCAAGGGTGAACGGGTCAATTCAAACACCTCAATAGCCGCTGGAGTTAGCGTCATTCAAAATCAAAACACCACCAATATTTATACTGACAACCGCAGCCGAGGCAGCACTGCTTGCAATTTGGAATCTCAAATCTGTACCAGCAACATAAGGGAAAGGATGATGTCTGTGAACTTCATAAGTGGTATTAAAGGGTGTCTGAACAATCACTCTTTGAACACCAGAAGATGAGTTGGTCAACGCCCTGTAAGTAGTGTAGTTGGCACTGTTTCCATTAAAAGAAGAGTAAGCACCATATCTCCAACCATATAAAGTGTATCCATT